TAACCGCCGTAGAGGCGCAAGAGCTTGGAGAAGCTTTGCTCGATGCCTCAGACGCCTTAATTAAAACAGATACAACACAATCAGTTATACTGTTGAACGACAAAGCTATCTCGGTTCCTACCGGTGATCATGTAGATGACTGGCCTACGGTGGCACATGTGAAGTAGTTTACTATATATATATCAGGTACATAATCATCTGACGCCTGAGTAGTTTTAAAACTAAGAGGCTCCTTTGGGAGCCTTTTTTAATAAAAAAACCCCCCGCCGTCTGGAGAAGGGCGAGGGGCTAGGTGGGGAGGACGTAGTAGAAACACAGGAAGGGGTGCTTCTATAATCAGTATCAGTTAAGAACTGCAGAAATGCAATAGCTAATATTCATGATTGACATCTCTTATGCCACTTAGTTAGGTTATGTGTTAGGAGGACCATGACTATGGCTAACAAGATTAAGTTTCTAAAACAGATTAAACTGCGTGATGGCAGTGAAAAGTGGGCGTTTAACCCGCCGCAATACATTAAAGAACGCCTGCAGGTAGGCTTTGAACAGTTTGATGCCCGGATTGATGCCGTTCATAGGTGCATGGAGATAGATTCTCTGCACCAGCGATACTTAGCCGACAAAGATGACATTGTTTATGTCAACAGCAACACTGTACTAGGTATGCTGGGCTACTATAAGCAGACGCAGGCTTGGTCACGTTTGGCTGACAACAGTAAACGCACCTACAATCAGCTTATAAAAGGGCTTTCTGTGATCAAATTGGGGTCTGGAAGCACTCTATTCATCGATATGTTGGCCCAAAACGTGCGTAAAGACCATGTACAGAAGCTGTACGCCTATTTGATGGATGAAGTATCGCCACACCGGGCAAGGCACACCATTAAGTTCCTCAAGCGTGTTTGGAATGTGTGTGAAGCTAACGATAAGCTGCGTGGCAACCCGTTTAAGATCATCCAACTGGACACTGACCCGATCTGTGACGTTGTATGGACAGAACGGCAGGTAACACGCTTTGTAGAGGCCTCTGACGAGCTAGGCTACTGGTCCATCGGTACACTGGCTTTGCTCTGCTACGACCTCTGTCAGCGCCCCGGAGACATGCGTCAGCTACGGTGGGACAACTTTGATGGTGAGACCTTCACCTTCGTGCAGGAAAAGACCAAGACCCCCATCATTGTAGATGCAAGCCCTCGTATCATCTCCCGCATAGTTCCTCGCCACAACCAAGCTGGTGCAGACGAAACTATCGTGAACTACGAGAAGACAGGCAAACCGTATGACAGGTGGAAGTACAATGAGATTGCGCAGAAGATCCGCAAACATTGCATGCTGCCTGACCGCTTAAAGATTAAGTTTCTGCGGCACTCTGGTGCAACTGAATTGGCTGAGAACGGTGCAACTGAAGACCAGATTGCAGCGGTTACAGGCCATAAATCCCGTCAAATGCTTAATATTTATGTCAAAAAGACAAAGAAACTGGCCTCTTCGGCCCAAAATCTGAGGTTTGGATGAATACAGATGTAAGTGCGGCCCGAAAGGCCTTCGAAAGAGAACTACAAAGGCTAACAGGCAAGCCTTCGCAGCAAGCCACTGAGAGACTGATCGATCTTATCGTAGCAGTCCGTGATGAATTGAGGAAAACCAATGGAAAATGAGATACCCCGCCACATCCTGTGGGAAATGGAGCAAGTAGGTGTGATGCCTACCCCTCTGCCCGATGATGTACCTGACGAACCAACCATACCCCGCACATTTGAATACAACATGCCAGAATTGGATCACTCCGGTGAACCACCCTTCTGATACCTGCCACGACTGCAAATCGAAACCAGACGTATTCTGGAAAAACTTATGGCTTTGCGCTGTCTGCGGCCTCAAGAGGATGAAGAATGATTAAAGCAACATACATAGACCACATGGGCAACGACCTTACCGTGGCTAACGCAGCACGGGTAAGCTTTGGTAAGACAAGTGTCATGGAAGACAATCCGTGGGGTCCACCTAAACTAAAAGCAAAAGATGATAAGCTGATCCGCTACCTTGCAGCCCATAAACACATCAGCCCATTCGGGCATTGCTTCGCCAGCTTCCACATCAAGGCTCCCATCTTTGTAGCACGGCAGCTAGTCAAGCATAAATTCCTACGTTGGAACGAAATATCGAGGCGGTACACAACTGAAAATATCGAGTTCTATGTACCTGACGTATGGCGTGGTCAGTCGCAGGATAAGAAGCAAGGCTCTGACGGGGAGATACAGCACATTCACATCCAAACATCGCAGCAGATTCCTCTGACGTTGTATGAGGGTCTCTTGGACAAGGGTGTGTGTGAGGAACAGGCTCGTATGGTGCTACCGCAAAACACAATGACCGAATGGTACTGGTCGGGTAGTTTGGATGCCTTCTCCGCAATGTGTAACCTACGTTGCAAGCCTGATACGCAAGAAGAGACACGGCAGGTAGCCAACCAGATTGATCGTAAGATGATTGAGCTATTCCCTGTGTCTTGGGATGCACTGACGGATAGCCAAGATGACTAATCTATCTGACCTAGAGCCGATGATTATGGATTGTTGGTCCGTATGTAATGATCTTGAGACAGTGTTCAAACAGATCGGTGACGGTGAGCGAGATCCTACGCAGGATGAACTGATGAACGCACTGATGGGGATGCAGCAATTGTACCAGTGGAAGTTTGAGCAACTGTTCTTCAAATATGAACAGGCGATAAAAGAGACCGCCGATGCAAAAAAATATGATTCTATATTGAAATAAATAGAATGATGTGGAATAGAATCGAACCATCAGGATTCGCCTAATGAGTTCAGACACTTGGTTGCGGGAGTAGGATTTGAACCTACGACCTTCAGGTTATGGCTAGAAACCCTATAAAAAAAAGGGTTATGCAGGACAATAAGTTACTAGCCCCATAACTAACTGGCATAACAAAGTGGTTGACTTGTTCACAATTAGGTGTAGCCTGCGGCTAACCCGCCCAAGGGTTAGTCCCATGTAAAGGTAATGAGGATAACCTATGAGCAAAGTAAGAGTAAGATCACTAGAAGGTGTAGAAGAGTACGCATCAACTAGGCCGTATGCCTGTGAGACATGTTGTCGTTTAATACAGGTTGGAGACCCAACACTTCTGGTAGTGTACCTGACAGACCCACCATTTTTAACAGGAATAAAAAAATTAGATGATGAAAGCGAGGAGATGGGTTCAAATCTCTTCCATCATCACTGTGAAGACTGTGGGGAGATCTTCAGGATCAAGCACAATGTTTAGTTACAAAGAACAGGTCAGCGTGGTGCAGAAGATCAAGCTGGCCGATGGTGAACATAAAACACTTACCTGTCCCTTTTGTGGGGGCAGGAACAAGTTCACCTTAGACCGGTTCGACGGTGTTCTGGTATGGAACTGTTTTAGAGCCTCTTGCAACGCTAAAGGTAGTCTGCGTGGTAAGCGTGATATAACCGCACTCAAGAACTATGTCGGCGGCACACCTACCCGGCGGTCAGTTAAGAAGCTTAACCAGTTACCCGCTATGACCGTATCTGTGCGTAAGCATGCACCCGCTGTTAAATACTTAGAAGATGTAAATTCTATGGAAGCCTACGAATCAGGTAGGATAAAGATTAGATACCTACCAACAGAAAACCGGGTTCTTTTTTATACAAATGATGGCACAGGTGCTGTTGGGAGAGCCTTAGACGGGCGTCTACCCAAGTGGTGGAAGTATGGTGATACCACACAAGGCATAACTGTAGGTTCAGGACAACACGCTGTTTTAGTTGAAGATATTGCTTCTGCATGCGCTGTTAGTAGGCTTGAGGGTGTTGTAGGCTTCGCCCTACTAGGCACGAATTTAACTAACGAAATAAAACAGCAATTAGTTAAGTACATAAAAGTAACATTAGTACTTGACAATGATGCGAGTAGTAAAGCAGTGTACTTATCTAAGAAGCATGGTGTAGTAACAAACCTACGCTTAACAAAAGAGGATCTAAAATGCTTGTCGCTGCGGGAAATCCAAAAGGTAATAGACTAAGGGGTGTATACACTTGGGCATACTTAGCAACCTGTGTTAAATCCCGTGCGGTTAGATACTTAGTCTCTTGCAATGCGCTGTGTGATAAATTTGGTGTTCCTAACGCCCTTGCTTTATCAACAAAAGGTGTACACCCCCCTTCTGCTCCACCTTCTTACGATATATAAAATATATCTGCGGCGATAACATTGCTGCGTAACATTATATATCCGTCGAGATACCGACGTTAAACAAACGGGCGATAAATCGTCCTCAAAAGAAGGAATGGGACCATAAAAGCACGAGGAATTGTAGTCATTGATTATGACATCGACGGCGGTTTTAGAGAAGCCGCAGAGGAACAATCACGTTTGGAAGAAGCAATCGCAGGGATTGTTAAAGGCAACAAGCGTGTAGTCTTCCATCAGGTAGATATGAAGGAACGCCGGGGTGACCAAAGCCCGGACATCAGCAAGATGAAGTTCCGTCAGAACTAACTGACAACACATAACAAATTAAGAAAAAGCCCTCAGTCGAAAGATTGGGGGTTTTTTTATTTCTGCTAGGTGTTATTCTAGGTGGCACAATTAAAACCACTAAGGACGGCAGACCTATGGAGCAACAACTAATAAAAACAATACTGAACAACGCCACTTACCTAGAGAATCAGGCTAACTTGCGGCGTAGTTTATTCAGTGACGATTTCGCAGCGATCTATGATTTGGTCAAAGAAGCACATG